CGGACGAGGCCTTCGAGTCTTACACGGAAAAAGACATCGATGAGCTCATCGAGAAGACCGCCGGAGTGGTTACGCCGGAAGAGCGCGCTACCCTGGAGTCAGCAATCGTGCAGGCTGATATGTTGATGGCGAGGGCGCTTCTGCCCTCTAGCTGGGCTCGCCGACTGACCGCGGTCTATGAGAGTGAGGGCCTCAATCACATTCTGTGATGGCCTGAGCCGATCTCTTGATTACGGTTGTCGACGGGTGTGCGTGGATAGGCACTGAATGTTTTAATTGAGTGTTTAAAATCAAGCGGACCTGTCAGAGGGTAATGGCAGGGAGAGCAGGCGGTGTATCAAGGTTGTTGACGCGACCTTGTTCGCTTTGATGAAAGCTCCGGAAGAAGGGAATTCCCCTCCGTTTGTGACGGAGACCCTCTCGCAGTTCAGAGCGAGCCAGAGAAAGGACGAGGACTTAGAATCTCCCCCTCGATCCGGGAAGTCAAAGATCGATTGAGCACCAGCGTCCCAGGAACTCATTGGGTTATTACGAGTTTGCCTCCGGTGCGTTGCGAGTTGAACGGCCAGCAAGACATTCTTGAGGGTCGGACAGCGGACACGCATCCTGGGACTGCATTAGACCACCTATGCACTGCGCCATATTCTTCGTGCGGGGATGGCATCCCGACTGGAGCCAGGTGAGAGGAACCGGCAACCTCTCTGAGGTGAAGGCCAGCATACTAACGAATCTTAACGGTGGTTCGTTTTCTCGCGAGCACAACGACCCTTCTGCGCGACAGCCATCGCGTAGTGTGCTGGAGAGTATGTCAGTACGTCCCCCGGTGGGAACGCCCGCAGCCTGACAAGCGGGGTGGGAGCCGGTCGAGGAGGGTTTATTCCCATCAAATGAAAATCACGTGTAACCTCGCGTGGTGGGATGCCTCGGTTGGTTAGGGGAGACTGGATGGTGGGGGCGTGGCCGTCCCCCGACTCTTTTCATTAAGAGGTACGGCAGGCCGATAATTACCGTGGTGTGCCAACACCTTTCGTTTCACACGCATCGTACACAAGCGATTCGCGTCTCGTGCCATTGTTTTTACGCTACCACGCAGGCGTTTTTCCAACTGATAGCATTATTATTTATAGTTCCAAAAACCTTGTTGATCTTCACGAGCGTTATGAGCTACACTAAGCGCCAGCAAGATGCTCTTAACAAAGCATCCGGAGCGGCGAGGGCCTCATTGCGAGCCAACTTCGATCGTCAGAACCAGCAGCGATCAAAACAAGTTGCTCCACCACCAGGATTGGGCTACGAAGGAACGAGGCGACGGTCATCACAACCCCGGCCGGCGC